ATCTGTCGGGCGCTCGGCGTCCCACCAGCGTTGCTGTATGAATTGCGAGGCAGTTCCTACAATTCGCACGAGCACCAGTCGGAGGACGTCGCGCGCTACACGTTGCTGCCTGCGGTGCGCCGGTGGGAGCAGGCGTTCGGCCGTGACGTGCTCGCGGATGATGATGCATATTACGTGCGCTGGCGAATGGATGGCTTCGTTCGCGCCGACCTCTCGGCGCGCACCGCCGCGATGAAAAGTGCGCGCGAGGGTGGCTGGCTGTCCGCCAACGAGGCGCGCCGCCTTGAGGACCTCGCGCCGATCCCTGGTGGGGATCGGTATCTGGAACCGCTCAATCACCAGGCGGTCGGAGACGGAGCGCCATCATGATCGAGAGCAGAGAAACACGACCCGTCGCGCGGCTCGTCGAGTATCGCGCAGATGACGGGGATGCCGTCTATGCGACCGGGTATGCGGCAGTGTTCGACGCGAGCACGGTGATCGGCGGCTCGTTTCATGAGCGGGTCGAACCGGGCGCATTCGACCTGGATGGGGCGGACGACGTCGTCGCGCTGGTCAACCATGACCCCTCGCTCCTGCTGGGGCGCACCGCGAGCGCGACCCTTGCCCTCGCGGTGGACGATGTGGGGCTCCGGTACACGGTGCGATTGCCCGGGACCTCGTGTGGCCGCGACGTCGCGGAGCTGCTCCGCAGGGGTGACCTCACGGGGTCGAGTTTCGCCTTTTCCGTCGCGGACGGCGGCGAAACGTGGACGCCGGCCACAGCACCGGATGAGCTGCCTTTGCGCCGGATCGAAAAGGTGCATCTGCACGACGTGTCGATCGTGACGCACCCCGCGTACTTGCGCACCTCTGTGGCGCTCGCTGCTGAGGCGCGCGCGTGGGAGCCTACGTTGCGCCCTGTGGTCGGCGCGTCGCCGGGGTATTACCGCCGGCGATTGCGCCAGCGTATCGTTGAGGCGGCATGCTGATGCGTCCCGCTGAGCACCAGATCCGGTGTTATGCGTGCCGGCGGTTGCTGGCGCGCGCGACTGCGCCGGCACGAGCGGCTATCGCTGTCGGCGGGCGTGTCGAGCTGCAGTGTGGACGCTGCAAGGCGCCGAACATACTCATCGGCCGGTCGTGCTCCGCTCCAGCGAGCCTCGGTCACGCGGGCCTGCGCGATGCGCCCCCGAAACGCGCAAGACGGACTTCTGACCCGTTATTGACTTAAGGACATATGTAAATGCCTAACACAAAGATACAGCAGCTCGTCGACCAGCGAGCGCGCGCGATCGCCGAGAACCGTACGCTCCTGGATCGTGCAGATGAGAGTGGCGGCACGCTATCCGCGGAGGCGGCCAGTGAATACGACCAGCGTGATGCAGAGATCGACGCGTTGCAGGACCAGATCGATCGCCTGCACAAGCAGGATGCGCATGATGCAGCGGTGCAGGCACGAGCAGCGGAGGCTGTCCGCGCGCATGTCCCGGCAGCGGCCGTCGCGCCAGCGACAGAGGAGCGTGCAGGGACTTTCGGTCAGATGCCCGAACTGGGTATTCGGGCATACGACCTAATTCGGGCAGGGTCGCCCGAGTATCGCGAGGGCATGCTGCGGTACCTGCGGACCGGCGCCCGACCGGTCGAAGCCCGAGCGATGGAGGCCGGGGTTAATAGCGAGGGTGGCTACTACGTCCACACGCAGATGCAGGAGTCGATCCAGAGGAAGCGGGAGGAGACCTCTTTTATCCGGCGCCTCGCTGCACCCCCGATCCAGACCAGTAGTGCGACGCTCGTGCAGCCCCAAGAGACAACGCTCGGCGCGGCAGAGTGGCTCGCCGAAGAAGGCGCTATTACCCCGACGGATGAAGTGGTCGGGCAATCGAGTTGGTCACCCTACCGCGTCTCGCGGATGATCAAGCTGTCCGAGGAGCTGCTGCAGGACGCGGCATTCCCGCTCGAAAGCTACCTTGCGGAGTCTATCGCGCGGTCCATCGCGCGTGCCGAAAATACCGCATTTATCGCGGGTAGCGGGTCGGGCCAGCCGGAGGGGATTGTTACCGGCGCTTCGGTGGGTGTGACGGCGGCGAGCGCAAGTGCCGTGACGAGCGATGAAATCCTGGATCTCGTTTATTCGCTCGGATCCGAATACGCGGCGAATGCGGTGGTCATCACGAATCGAGCCATGCAAGCGCTCGTGCGTAAGTTGAAAGACAGCGACGGCCAGTACGTCTGGGCGCGCAGCTTGGCTGCGGGCCAACCAGACACGCTCGCGGGGTATCCGCTCTATAGCAGTGAGGCGGTGCCTGCGATTGCCACCGGCGCGCGGACGATGGTGATCGTGGACCCCACGATCTATCAGATCGTCGATCGAGCGCCTGGTGTCTCGGTCGCGCGCCTAGGCGAGCTCTACGCTGCGAACTATCAGGTCGCATTCCGCGGCTCGGCGAGGGTCGACGCCAAGCTGACGTACAGCGCTGGCGCCAAGGCGCTCGTGATGGGCTAGCACACGCGTGTCCGGTGCCGCCTTGTCCCAGTGGCGGCACCGGACGTTCGCTGTGGGGGGGGGGAAATAGTGAACGTTGCGATCCGGCTGCGCGATATCGGGCTGGCGACAGTAGCGGGTGATGCGTGGGGGCCTGGCGACGTCTGCCACGTTGAGGCGGACCACGCTGCGTTGCTGGTCGCGCGGGGGTCTGCGGAGTATCTGCGCGCGCCGCGACGCGAGGCGGCGGTACAGGCGGCGCCACGGGAGGCGGCCGCCGTGGTGCGCCGCACAACACGCCGGCGACGGAAGGGCGCTCATGGCGCTTAGCGCTGGCGCGGCGCCGGCTGTCGAGCCGGTAACCCTCGCCGAGCTCAAACGCGCGCTACGGGTGACGTGGGCCGAAGAGGACGGGCATCTTGCGCTGGCCCTGGCGGCGGCGCGCGACTACGTCGAGCTAGAGACAGGCCGTCGTCTGATTACACGTACGCAGACGTTACGGTTGGCGGGGTTTCCGGCGGGGCCCATCGTCCTGCCGTGGGCGCCATGCGCCGGGGTAACGTCGATCAGTTACCTGGACACGGCAGGCGACGCGCAGGCGTGGGCCGCGACTGAGTACGTGGTCACGGCGCCGACCGGCGATCTTGCATGGCTGGGCTCCGTGCAGCCGGTGGTCAGTGGGTCATACCCGACGACGTATGGCGGCCCCGCGTCTGTCACGGTCGAGTACACAGCGGGCTATGGGGCTGCTGCCAGCGATGTGCCGGTCGGGTTGCGGATGGCTGTGATGGCAGCTGCGAGCCAGTGGTACGACGATCGGAGCGGGGTGTCGGTGCGGCGCCCGCCACAGGCGGATCCATATATCGTGCGGGACACGGCAGCGTATGGCTGATGATCGCTATGAGCACCCAGTGACAATCGAGCGCGCAATCCTCGCGCGGTCGGCGATCGGTGCATCGATCGCCGAGTGGCTGCCGGTGGCGCGTGTATTCGCCTCGCGTCGCGGGTTACGCGGAGCGGAGCGCTGGTGGGCACACCAAGTCGAGGCGACGGTGGACGCGGTCTGGCGTCTGCGCCATCCCGTGCGTGGGCTGACGCCAGCCATGCGGCTGGTCGATGCGATGGGCGGCGTCTGGGAGATTACGGCCGTCCTGGATGGGCCGCGCGGCGCCGGTCCGGAGCTGCATACACGACGAGGCGTCGATGCTTGATATCCGCCTCGATCCGCAGGGGACGGAGCGCTTGATCGCGGGGCTCCGGCGCGTCTCCGAGGTCTCGACGGCGCGACGACTGATCCAGGCGGCGAGCCGGGACGCGCTACAGCCGGTCGCCAAGCAGGCGCGCGTGCTGGTGCCGCAGCCACCAGCCCCGTATGCCTGGGGGGATCTCCGTGACTCCATTAAGGTGCGGAGCGCACCCCTACGGGCGCGGACCTGGTCGCGCGCCAAGACCGTGGTGGTCGTGACGGCTGGCCAGTGGTATGCGCACCTCGTCGAGTTTGCGACGGTGCGCACGCGCGCTCAACCGTTTCTTGCGCCTGCGTGGCGCGCGGGGCGGGAGCAGGCACAGGCGGACTTTAGCGGGCACCTGTGGCGGGCGATCGGGCGCGCGGTAGCGCGGCATGCGCGCGCGTCGGCCGGCGGACGGGCGGGTCGCCGGTGATTGAGGGCAGTGTGCGCGCCGCGCTCTTGGCCGACCCGTTGATTGCGGCCGAGCTCGGCGCCCGTATTTTTGCTGGGGCTGCGCCGCCTGGGGCGCAGGTGCCATATGCGCGGTACGAGCGGCGCTCGCTGGTATACGACGGTGACACGCATGATGGGACTGTCCCGCGCATTGCGCAACTGGAGATCGGCGTCGACTGGGTCGCTGGGCGCAATCGCGCGGGGATCGTGACGGGGTACGCGGCCGCGCTGGCGCTAGCGGATGCCGCACGCCGCGCGCTGCTCCGTGGCCCGTATCCAGGCACACTCGGGAGCCATCGGGTGATCCGTGTCGCGTATGAGGGCGCGCGCGATTTGCTGCTGGATCGGTCGCCGTCTGCGGTGGTCGCCGGCGTGTCGCAGCGCTACGAAATCACGTATGTGGAGGAGGATTAACGATGGCAGTGACAGCCAGGATCCATACCTCAGTGGTGGCGACCGAGACACTGGTGCAGGCCATCGGACACACAGCGCGCGATCCACTGTCTGATATCTCGACGCTTGAGCTCACGTCAGGTACCGGCGGCTCGCAAGTCGACGTCATTTGGCATGACCAGCGGACACTGGGGTCATCGGCGTCAGAAGATCTTGATCTCGCCGGGTCACTCACGAGCGCACTAGGGGCGAGCGTGTTTGCCCGCGTCACGGTATTGCTGGTGCGGGCGGCGGCCACGAACACGGTGGATCTGCAGGTCAGCCGTCCGGCCAACGGGGCACCGTTTTTCGCCGCCGAAGGCGACGGGCTCGCGTTGCCGCCCGGTGGTCAGCTATTGCTGTCGATGGGTGCGTCATCTTCGGCCGTCGCGATCACGGCGGGGACTGGCGATTTGTTACGCGTGACGGCTGGAGCAGCCGCATCGACCTATGACGTGGTGGTGATCGGGACATCGGCATAATTGGGGGCACAATCATGGCAACAATTAAAAGTTTCGGGGTTAAATTCCAGATCGATGACGCTGCAGGCAGTGGGTCGTTTACGTCGGTTGCTGCGCTGCAGTCGATCGGAGATTGGAGTATGTCGGGTGAGACGCAGGACGTCACCACCCATAACGCAGCGCTGGTGAGCGGCGGCCAGTTCCGCGAACGGGTCGTGACCTTACTCGACGCGGGGACTATCCCGCTGACGGTCCTGTTCGATCCCAGCGATGGGACGCATAACCACACCACGGACGGTCTCATCGCGATGTTCGTTGCGAAGCAGGCCCGAGCCTGCCGCGTGGTCTTCCCCTCATCGCCGGAGGTAACGTGGTCGTTCACGGGGCTCGTGACCAACGTGGGCGTGAACGCGGGAAATGTAGACGACGTGTTGTCCATGAGTGCGACGGTGCAGGTGAGCGGGGCGGTCACATTTGCCTAGCGACGTGCAACATGCGGCCAATCCGCACCGTGGAGAGGAAACGGTGCATGTCGGCGAGGCGACCTACACGCTACGGCTCACGATCAATAGCCTGTGCGCGCTAGAGGCGGAGGCCGGTGAGCCGCTGGATGCGATGCTCGCGCAGCTGCAAGCCGGACGGCTCACCGCGATCCGCTTAATGTTTTGGGCCGCGCTCCTGGACCGCCATAGCCTTACGGTGGTCGAGGCCGGCGACGTGCTCCATGATCTCGTCGAGCGTGGGGGCATGGCTGCGGCGACCGGGCCGTTGGTGTCCGCGATCGAGGCGTCGTTCGGGGCTCCGGCAGAGGCTGCCGGCGCCAACCCTCCGCGGCCGACGACGCGGCGCCGCAAACCCAAGATTGGGGTGCGATCGTCGGCAGCTTGATCGCGGCGGGGCTGCGGCCGGAGGATGCCTGGCGCGCGACACCACGAGAGGTCATGGCGATCCAGGCAGGCTATCGCGCACGGGATGTGGGCCGCTTGCAGGAGGCGCTCTGGGCCGCGTACCACGTGGCTGCGTTCTCGCGCGCGAAGCGATTGCCGAATCTGCGTGAGGCCCTCGACGCGATAGGGCGCCCGCAGCCCAAGCAGGAGACAGAGGCGAAATTGCGCGCACAAGCGCGCGCGCTCACCGTCCTCATGGGGGGGCGCGTGGGGGGGGGAGACTAAGTGGCGACGCTCGGCTCGTTGCGCGTGTCGCTGGAGACCGACACGAGTCGGCTTGTCTCCGGCCTCGCGCGCGCGCAAGGCCGGATCCGTGCATTCGGCGGCGGCGTCGCGCATGCCTTTCGCGCGGCGCGCACGTCTGCGCTGGTCGCGTCCGGCGCGATGGCGACGGCGGCCGTGGGGGTGGGGGCGCTCGCGCGCCGGGGCTCCGAGGTCGAGGCCATCGCTGCGAGTTTCGAGCGGCTGTCCGCATCTGTCGGCACGACGGGCGGCGCGATGCTGCGCGCCACGCGCGACGCGACGGGGGGGCTGATCGACGATCTGGACCTCATGCAGGCGTCGAACCAGGCGATCCTCCTGGGTCTCCCCGTGACCACAAGCGAGATGTCGCGCCTGGCCTCGACAGCGATT